TCTTAATGAATCCACTACCTTTACATTCATAACACTGTTTTTTTATAGGCATTATTCTACTATATTATATTTTGCATATTTTATATATATTTTATTGAAATACTTTTTTCATAAAAATATATAAAACATCATAGTAAATATATGGTATAAACAATATGATAAATATTGGTATAAACAATATGATAAATATTGGTATAAATGGTTTCGGTAGAATTGGAAAATGTGTTTTTCTGCAATTATTGACCAATCCTCTCTTTTCAATAAAATGTTTGAATGCATCAGAAATCTCCGTAATGGAAATCGAAGATTATTTGCGATTTGATACTACCCACAAACATAATATAAAAATTGAATTCAAAGCTATCGATAAAAATACGTTTTCAATTAACGAACACGTCATTACATTGGTATGTGAGAGAGATGCCAAAAAAATCGACTGGAAACGTGCCGGATGTGAATATATTATCGACGCGACCGGTAGCTATTTAACTACTGAAAAATGCATGGACCATAATGCGGATTACGTCATTATGAGTTCACCGGCCAAGGATGCGACCAAAACCTTTATTGTCGGGGCGAATGAAGATACATATAAAGGCGAAAAAATAGTATCCGGGTCATCTTGCACGACAAATGGTATAGCCCCTATATTAAAAGTATTGGACGAAAATTATGGAATAAAATCGTGTGTATTTACCACAATACATGCGGCGACTGCCTCTCAATATGTGGTCGACGTATTGAAAAAATCCGCTCGAACAAATCGTTCTATATTCAACAATATCATTCCACATACTACCGGTGCTTCTTCATCCGTAACATCTGTTTTACCAAAATTAGAAGGAAAAATACACGGAACCAGTGTTCGCGTTCCCGTCGTAAATTGTTCATTAATCGATTTAAATGTTGAATTGGAAAATACCACCATCAAATTAAAAGATATCAGTGATTTATTGAAAAACAATGCACAATATAAAATCGTATATGACGTATCGGATAAGAAATTAGTGAGCGGAGATTTTGTTACTACCACTACACCTACCATATTAGATATGAATGCATCCATTGATATGGGCAACGGAAGATTAAAATTAATGGTATGGTATGATAACGAGTGGTCTTATTCTGCACAATTGATTCGTTTAGTAGAGAAAATGTATATGTCAAGACAAAATACCAGCACCTCTATTTCATCTACATATTACGTGAATAATTTAGATTTGACGGATAAAGGCGTAGTATGCCGATTTGATTTCAATGTTCCGGTAGACAAAACCGGAAATATTACGGATGATTTTAGAATCCGGAGTAGTATTGAAACAATTCAACTGATTCTCTCGAAAAACCCGAAATATATTGTGCTAACCTCTCATTTTGGTAGACCAAAAGGTAGAGAAATGAAATATTCCCTAAAGTTTATTCTTCCGGTTCTACAAAAATATTTGAACAATATACCCATTACATTTTTAGAAGACGGCATTGATAATCGTTCTCTAAACATCATTGAAGAATGTCCAACCAAAATATACTTATTAGAAAATCTCCGTTTCCATCCAGAAGAAACCGATTTTGAAACAGGTTTATCCCCAAACAACCCCGTCATATCAATATATAGTCAATTGGGAGACGTATTTGTATGTGATGCATTTGGCTGTCTACATAGAAAACATTTGAGTATATGTGCCATGAAAGATTTCGGGAAAGCATATGGTTATGGGATTTTAATCAAGAAAGAAGTCGATGCAATTAACGAGTTAATCCATAGTAAAGGTAAAAAAATATTAGGCATCATTGGTGGTGCTAAAATCAAGGATAAATTACCAATTATCCAATCTCTAAAAAAAATACCCAATTCTTCTGTATTTATTGGCGGAGCTTTAGCCAAACAATATAAAGTAGAAGATGAAACCCGCGAATTTGTATGTAAATCGGCATATGGTGGTAAAACATTAGAAGAAGAATTGCAATACATAGAGGACATTTACAATAGTGAATTGAATCCATATGATATTAGTAATGAAGGGACTCAACAATTAAAAGAATTATTACAAAAATTCGATATTATATTCTGGAACGGTTCTTTAGGCGTAATTGAAGATGAGAGATATAGTAAAGGAAGTGAATATTTAGTAAAATGTTTAGAAGAATTGAGAGAAAAAACGGTCATTATCGGGGGCGGTGAAACGGCTTCTCTCATTACCGATAAATCATATGACAAAAATATCCATATTTCGGTTGACGGCGCAATAATTGAAGACAGTTCACGAAACAAAGCCAAACATATGTATGTATCGACCGGTGGAGGTGCATTATTAGAATATTTACAAAATAAGATATTGTATAATACCAATTTAGTCGGGTTGGAACTCTATATTCCAAAATAAATTTGTTTGAAAAACTTATAAAAAATATAATGAAATCATATTATGGCTGAAATTATTTGGTTCAAAGATTGTTCATTCAAAAACAAACATTTAGTGGGAGGTAAGTGTTGCTCTCTAGGTGAATTGTATAATTTGTCTAAAAAAATGATGTTCTCCGTTGCAGACGGTTTCGCAATTAGTATTTCATTGTATGATAAATATATCGAATACAATAATTTAAATGACATCATCATGAACGAATTAAATAATATTGATACCGAAAACATTCGAAATCTTGAAAACGAATCAAAGAAATTGAGAGATTATATCATAAATGGCGAATTTACGGAGGAACACCGGTCATTAATATTGTTTAATTATCGCGAACTATGCAATTTATATCGCAGAGAAAACATGGAGGTGGCAATCCGGTCCAGTGCTATCGCCGAGGATTTACCAAATGCATCTTTTGCTGGACAACAAGATACATATTTGAATGTAAAAGGCGATGAAGACGTAATCGTTGCAGTGAAAAAATGCTTTGCATCATTATTCAATAGTAGAGCTATATCTTATCGTAAAACACACAATATCCAATTATCCGAAGTTAAAATATCGGTCGCGGTGCAAAAAATGGTTCGTTCTGATATTGGTTCGGCCGGAGTTGCTTTTTCAATTGACCCCGAAACGGGATATAATAAAGCAATTGTCATTAATTCTTCATTTGGTCTCGGTGAACTCGTTGTCTCTGGTGGAGTGAAACCTGACGAAATCATTTTGGATAAGCGCGTATTGAAAGATATTGAAGCCGATGCAATTATTATGAAAAAGAAAGGTGATAAAAACACCAAAATTATTTATAATGACGACGGGGGCGTCAAAGAAGTGGAAACCAATTTAATTGAAAAACTAAATTTTAGTTTAACGAACAATCAAGCGACCACATTGGGACGTTTTGTATTACGTTTGGAAGAAACATATTCCAAAATGTTCGAAAAACAAATCGGTGTTGACGTAGAATGGGCGATTGACGGAATCGACCAAAATATATATATTATTCAAACGCGACCCGAAACCATTCACAGTAACAGTGATAATTTAGAAATATCAAAATATATATTGACTGAAAAGGGGAAAATATTGATATCCGGTGTCTCAGTCGGGGATAAAATAAGTTCAGGTAAAATCAAAATATTGGAAAGTATTCATGATTTTGAAAAATTCGAAAAAGGGGATATATTAGTCACGGATATGACAACCCCGGATTGGGAACCTATAATGAAAATTTCGTCCGGAATCATTACAAATAAAGGTGGTCGCACATGTCACGCGGCGATTGTGGCGAGAGAATTATGTTTGAATGCTATTGTAGGAACCAGTAATGGAACCGAAGTATTAAAAGATGTGACAGATGTAACTATTTCTTGTGCCGAAGGAGAGCAAGGATTTGTATATGAAGGAATATTAGAATATAAGATTGATAAAATGAAGATAGACAATGATTTAAAACTGCCCGTAAAATTAATGTTGAATGTTGGAAATCCAGAGAATAGTTTCAATTCATCGGTTATACCAAATAGTGGGGTCGGGTTAGCTAGATTGGAATTTATAATTAGTAATTATATTAAAATACATCCTATTGCTCTATGCAATTACCCAAAAATACGAAGTGATATTCGGGAAAAAATATACGAAATTATTGGGGGTCATGATAATGGTAAATGGTATTTTATTACCCGTTTAGCGAGAGGTATTTCTAAAATAGCATCCGCGTTTTACCCAAATGACGTTATTGTGCGTTTATCCGATTTTAAATCAAACGAATATCGTAATTTAATTGGAGGCGAGTTATATGAACCAAACGAAGAAAATCCAATGATTGGCTGGCGCGGAGCATCGCGATATTATTCTACCGAATACGAAAAAGGGTTTGAATTAGAATGTGAGGCCATAAAATATGCCCGGGAAGAAATGAAAATGACAAATATAATTGTTATGATTCCTTTTTGCAGAACACCTGAGGAGTGCAAATTAGTATTGAATAAAATGGAATCATATGGTCTAAAACGCGGTGAAAATGGACTACAAGTATATTTGATGTGTGAAATACCATCGAATGTGATTGAAGCCGATGAATTCAGTCCAATGATAGACGGGGTATCTATTGGTGGAAATGATTTGTTACAATTGACATTGGGAGTGGATAGAGATAGTGATAAAATTACTTATTTATCAAATGACGAAAATTTAAGTTATCGTAGAATGATTAGTATGGCAATAAGGACATATAAGAAGAATGGTATTAAAATTGGATTTTGTGGTCAACAGCCATCGGATAGCACCGAATTTTGTAACTTTTTAATCAATGAAAAGATAGATAGTATATCAGTCACTCCCGATTCTGCATTAAAAACGATTAAAAACTTTGGAACATTGTAAATAAGTGGATTAAAAAATTGAAATATTTTTTTGCATATATTTTATGTGCAACAAAATACACCAACAATGTCATATCAAACCGTCGAACAGCAAACATATACATACTCTACCAAATTTACGTCATGGTTTAATAATATTTTCGACAATGATGAAATCGAAATATTGGAAAAAGGTATCTTTTACAATACTTCATTGGGTCATTATATGGCAAAGAAACATCCCGACACTAATATAGTAGAGTTTACTCGAATGATACCATTCTATGAGAGATTAGGATTCATGTATAATGATAAAAATAAAATAGATATTCATTCTCATAATTACGATTCATATAGTTATGTAAAAATACGAAAAACATCATTTTACCAATGGTATGATGATATTGATGAAACAAAAATATATGCATTAGAAGATATTACGAATTGGCCGTTTGAAACAAAACCTGTACCGGGTAATTATCAAGTAAACAAATCGAATAAAGAATTTATGACAGATGACGGAAGAACCAAAAAAATAAAATATGTTCATTTTCATAGAAGAATTGCTATTGGTAATATGTGGCACGATGACCCTCTAAATCATATATATGTAAATGAAACTGGTGATGTAAATGAAGATGTCGTTCCATATACCAAATATAATTATACAATCAAGGATATCAAAATAGTAGAGGAAGAAGAATCGAAACTGCCAACGCCAAAGCCATCTGGTTGGTTTTAGAGCCGTTATTACGTAAATGAAAAGAAAAAGGAAAAAAGAAAAAAGAAAAAGATAAAAAGCAAATGTATTTATTGTATTTTTTATTTTTCTCTAGAAACAAAACAAATATGTGAAAACAAATATAAAAAATTGGTTGACATATAGATTACAATATGACTACTTATATTACAAACACGAATACCCAAAATGAACTATTAATGAAAAATTTAATGGAATTTTATGAAAATCGAGATAATTTACATAAAATGATGTGTATTATTAACGGTGAATCTAAGATTTCATTAAGAATTGTCGATTGGTTTGTAACCAATTTTGCAAAAAAATATTATACGGTATATGAAAAACCAGTCAAACCGGAATCAAGTGAAATGATGCGATTCAAAGTATACAATGATTATAAATTGAAACTAAAAGCATATAGTAAAAAACGTTTCGACCCATTTTGCAGATGGGAACGAATTTCGATTCCATATGACAATGAAAAATATATGGAAACCACGATTGGTCAATTGAATTTTTTCAAATGGGCGATAGAGAATGATATTGTAGATTATATTAAAAATAATTATGATGCAATTGAATCCGATATGAATTCTAGAAATAGCACGTCTAAAAATAAGGCATCGCTAGAGGATAATACAAAAACCCGTAAAAAGCGCGAGGAATTGTCCGTATCCGCGTGTAAATGCATTAAAAAGGAAACTGTCAAAATTGTAGTAAAATTCAACTAATATTTTCAATGGCCTAAACCACTTAAATAAAAAATAAAATGAGTATATAGAGAATATGGAATCCAAATATTTAATGGCTATTATTAAAATACCGGTTGAAATATTTAAAAATGGGAAAACAATTACACACGACGATAAATGTGTAATTGATTATGAAGCGATAGATGAAATACCGGAGATGACAGAACAAAGTGCTAAATTCGATTTAAATGAATTGTTTTCTTCTGGAAACGATACGATTTTTAAATTTAAAAACATCAAAGAAGAGGAGGAGGAAGATGATGAAGAAGATGTAGAAGATGATGAGGAGGAGGAAGAAGAAAGTATAGTGAATGAAAATCCATTCACTACGTTAATCAAAAATCAATTGTTTATTCAATCCGGAGAAATGAATAAAAAAAAATATCGCGGTAAAAATTCATCATTTAAAAACCGAAAATACACATCAAAACAATTGACAAAAAAAATGTATCCATCTATGGAAGATAACGACCTGGACGATGATTTGGTTCAATTACCAGAGGGTCAGGAATAGATACTGGAAGTCGGTCAATAATCGATAAACTATTCAAGGATTTGATATCTGGAACAGTCGCCGGTTTCGCTTTTACTAAATTCGTAGAACCAATACCAAACAAAAAGGATTCAATATCATGATTATTATATGCTAATTCACTTGCACCAACTCTTCCTGCTAAAAGTCCGTCGCCAGGTAAATGAGTTTCGACGGGTTTTCCAAAAGATGTGTATGTTTTATAATTAATATCCTGTGTATTTGACCATTGTTCTAAATCATAATCACCTTGTGTATTTCTATTACGCGTAGATGCCATTATACATTATTTGTTTATTTTTTTTTGGTAAATTTGTCGGCGATTGTAATATATACGTCTGTATTTTCATTAAAATCGTTAGGATTTCTCAAAAATTTGGTTAAACATGGGTGGAAATATTTCAAATAATCATATGAAAACATAATCGCCATTCCAACCGTGTCATCTTCGGAAAACATTTCGGCCGCCCCTAAACTATATAATTTTTGAAATAATGGATGATGTTTGGTTTTCTTATAAACATAATCTAATGCTAGTGTCATATTATCTATGTCATAACTCATTTCATTTCTATATTCGAGCGGTATATCCTCGGGAAAATCTCCTTCCGGAAATCGTAAATAACAAAGTGATTGTAATGCATAGCGATATTCCTTGTTGTTATTATAATCAATACTACTTACATATATATTATAGAATGGTCGAGAATCATTGAATGATGGGTCCATTTGCCTAAATAACATAAAGAATTGTGTTTATGTTATTTCTCATATTTATTTTTCTTATATTTCGTTTCCTTGTATTTCGTTTTTCATAGTTATATTACAAGGATGCCTTTAATAACTACTGTCACGTGGTCTAGTAGCGGAGATATTACGGGCAGATGAACCGCCTCTTACCCATCCGTTCATAGCGGCCTCTTCTACAGTGAATGCTGGGTTTTTAACACGTTCTTCCATATTTGAATCGGTAGGATATAAAGCATAGTCAGCGAATGATTTGGTCATGACGGTTGCTACGCTCTTTTTATCACTTACGATTTCTCCTTGTAATAATTGTGATTCTAGTGCAGGGTCACATGAACCTCTTCCTAAATATGGAACGGTTAAAAATGGTCGTTGCATTAATTGAAGTTTTTCTAAAGGTCGTTCTTGTTCATTTTTTAAATGAAGCATCGATTCAAAGTCGACGGCATTTGCACCTACTCCACTTCCCCCATTTACGGCGTTGAATGTCATAATTGGTTGGTTAGTGGCGAATTTTACATGAGAATCACTCGTGGATTCATTATTGAAATTTGATAAAGTATAATTACTAAATCGGGTATTTTGTAATGTTCGTTGGGTATCATCGGTAACGTCCATTCCTATACGGTCGGCGTTGTTGAATAAATAACTGCTCATTAAAGACATGATTCTTATATAATATACTATATTATTATATAAGAATTTTGAGAATCTATATTAAAGTGGCGAAAAAGGAAAATTAAACAATTTTGCTAAATAATATTTTATACCAGTCAAAATAGACAATCCACTCCTGATGTTTCCAATAGTGATGTTCTATTATTTTTACATGTTGAATGGTCTAATATCGAATTATCACTTGACTCAGCATTTTTATCGCCAAGTATTATTTGGTAAATCATCAAAAGTTTTTGGGTTATAGTTGTCACCATGTCTTAAATGTGGTGGTATTGAACGAAGCTCGCGTTCGGCTTCTGCCTGACGAGAGGTGTATGGGTCATATACATATGTATATCCTTGAGTTTGAGGATATACTGGTGGCGGTGGTGGAACTTGGCCAGGAAGAAACCACACGCTCTCACCTGTAACAGCGTCCCAATAATATGGTTTTCCATCAGTGTGAATAGATTTATTCCATATCCTACCATTGATATCTCTAACTTGTTCTTGGCGTTTTTTCTTTTCTTCTGCACGTCTTATTGCTTCTTGTTGTTCATTATATTTTTTCACATCTTCATTGTATTTTTTCATAGCTGCTTCTTGTTTTTTCACATCTGCTTCTTGTTTTTTCACATCTGCTTCGTGTTTTTTCACAGCTTCTTTGTGTTTTTTTTCTTCTTCTTTATGTTTTTTATCTCGTTCTTTTACTAACTCGTTTAATACATCAACAAATAACTCGTCTATATTTTTATTAGAACCGACTCTATTTAATTCAAAGTTAATAATTATCTCTAAATCATTATTATTTATTGCAGATTCAGGTATATCTAAACCTAATGTTTCTGCCAAACTCAATAACTCACCCCTACTTTTAATAGTTAAATCTGTATTCAATATATTACCTATTTTTGGTTTCATTCTTTTTATTAAATCTATTTTGTCTATATTCGACATATATTGTAATATTTCGCGCACTTCATTAAATCCAAATTTTTGAATTTCTCCCGACAATATATCGTCTAACTTTTTACGCATTTCTCTTTGTTTTTCTTGTTCTTTTTTACGTTTTTCTTCTTCCTTTTTCCGTTTTTCTTCTTCCGTTTTATCATGTTTACCCTGTCTAGTGGCTACTACATCATTCAAAACATCATCTAGATATTTATTATTTCCTACATTACCAAATAATTCTAATAAACTTTCTTTATCGACTGCTTTAGTGTAGTCAATTTTTAAAACATCTAGGATATCTTTTATTTCTTTTATTTTCATTTTTGAAATATCTTTTTCTATTCCCAACGTTTTAGCTAGATTAGGTGCTATTTTATTAATTGCTTCGATTTTTTCTAAAGGGGTCATGTATTCGAGTGTTTTATAAAAACCATTGGCTGAACTAGATTCATTATTGATTACGATATTAAATTTTTGACGCATTTTTTCAATGTGTTCTACATCATCATGAACTGATGAGGGTTTTTTTGCAACTGTTGGTGTAGGTGTAGGTCGTGGTGGAGATGGTTTTTTTGTAGCGGTTGGTGTAGGTCGTGGTGGAGATGGTTTTTTTGTAACGGTTGGTGTAGGTCGTGGCGGAGATGTTTTTTTTGTAACGGTTGGCGGTCTATTATTTATTATATTTTCCATAGATATATATAACAAACTGATGAATTCATGTTTTTCCAAGAGATTTTCTGTATTTACTCCTAAAGAGTGTATAGATTTACGTATTTCTTTTACAGATTCATCTTCTGGTTCATGAAAAATTGGCAATATTTTTTTTACACTTTTCGCCATTTTTTTTATTTCGCTCACCTTTTCAACTATAGTCATTTCAATTTCAGCTTTTTTGGATTTTGACGAACCCGGACCAGAACCGGTGTATCGTTTGGTTTTATTTTTACTGGTATGCATGTTTTTGTTACTTCGGTTTTTTGATTTCATTTCTTTACGAATTGTATTTTGTTTCATATATAAAATATTTATATTTTTCATATAAAACTTTGGGGTCTATTTAATTCGTATGTCTTGCTAAATTTCTTGCACATGCAAACATATTCCCTTCTTTACAGGAAACCATGCTGCCATAACAAAATTCGGCAAACCCTTGTTGGTCATTAGGGATTGTCGTGCTAGGATTTGAATGAAATGGACGTAACGATTGTTCAAATACAAATTGTTCGCCTAAATCTTTGAATAATTTATCGGTAATATCTGGTTGGTCAGGATTCGCTTCTTTCACCAATTGTTTTGCTTGAGTTAAAATATCACTATTTACATTTGTATTGTAAGATGGTGCGGCGGGTTTTTTATTCACATTATAGTCATAATCGCTAATTAAAACATTGCTAAATGGATTTGCCGACGAAGGTTTCGCGAAAACATTGTCATTCATTGGTAAATCATTTTGAGCCAATACGTCGCTAGCTACATTTTCGAAATTTTCTAAATTTCTTTTTTCATTTTTTGTCATTTCATTTTGTTTATAATTATGCAATAAAAATATGGAGAAAAGTGTAATCGCGGAAACGATTAATAATCGAACACTTTTACTGAAAATAAATATAAAAATTGTAAGATAAATAACCATTCTAGATATAGCGTTTAATTTTTGTGAGTATGACATATTTTCAGTTGGAAAAAATTCGAAAAAATAGGGTTCTTTGAAAATAATGTTTGGATTATCGGTCCAAAATGGAATATTATCTTCTTCTTTTTTTTCACTCGACTCATATGAGCTATATTTGTTTTTTGTATCATTTTCATTGTCTACGATTTTTATATCTGTTTCTTCTATTTTAGACATTTATATATATTGTGTGCTATATATTTACTACGATTTTACTAAATAAATCTTTATTTAATAAAATAACTAAATGAATTATTTCATTTTACGTCAACCTCTTTTTTATGCATTTTTCATCCATTGTAAATGTCTCGCATTTGGTATCCTGTGGAACAATTTGTAAAATACATTTGGATTTTTCGCCATAGATTGGTTCGGTGCAACCTTTTTCTTTTTCTTTCTCTTTTTCCCTTTCCTCGTCATCTTTTATGATTTGTTGTTGTTCCTTCAATGATAATGCACATCTGGCTCTAAAATGTTCATATCTTTCTCTCACATCGGCATAAGATAGCCCGGATACTTTGCCCAACATTTTATTCACAACTTCATGTAATTTATAAATATATAATGAAAAACTAGCTCGATTCTCCATCCATTTACGAGTTAACGGCAATTTTTTGAAATTCTTGGTTAAATTCTTTCTACATTTACCACAGGGTAATACGTATTGCAAGTTTAATACGAATTCACGATAATTGTTTTTATCAGCACAAGTGGGGTTTACTGGATAGTTAAAACTCATGGTGTGCAATAGATGCCATGTGCTAGGACCCCATACAGTAGTTAACATACCATCATTGCTTTGATAATCTTTTTTATTATATACTTTTCTTGTTTTTGTCGCTTTGACATTTGATTTCGATTTTGTTTTAGTCATTTTGATAGGTATATCGTCTAATTTATGTAATATATATAATACGGATAAAATGTATTCTACCTAAATATTTAGCAATTCGTTTTACAAATCTATGAAATAATATTATAGTATAATATATTATATAAAGATGTCGAAATTTATAGATTTAATTTATAACAAGTATATTAAACGCTATGAAAATATTTTCATTATACTTATCGTATTGATTATTTTTATAATTGCTGGATATTATGGATACAAACAGTTTTACGCTAAATCGGCTGATGCCAAAATAAAAAAATTCAAGGACGTTTCGAACGCAAATACACGCGAACCAAATGCCGAATTATTCTTTTTCTACGTGGATTGGTGTCCTCATTGCAAAACCGCAAAACCAATTTGGATTGAATTTAAAGAGAAATACAATAACCAGGTGATTAACAATTATACAATTAAATGTAATGATGTCGATTGCAGTGATGATAATGTCGCCACTACCGCGGAAACAATCAAACGATTCAAGATTGAAGGTTATCCAACGGTAAAAATGATGATAAAAGATAAACAATACGAATTTGACGCTAAAATATCATTGAGTTCTTTGAAAAAATTTGTGGAAGATACTACGGCAGCTGAATAGACCCTAAATATTCGATACATTGGTTTACACCTAAATCTATCATCTCTACCCTTTTTTCTCTAGATGATGCAAATTCAAATATAGCATAGAGACCCATCTTCACCGTATTTATTTTTATTTCGTATTTTAAATGTTCATGTGTATAAACATTCAAAATATTCAATACAATTTTATTCAATAGAGCAAATATATAATCAAATAAGGTGGATTCTTCTTGAATATGTAAGGTATGAATCTTATCCATCTCTTGACATATGCCAAATATTTCATTCACATTTTTACCGTGGCGGATGCATTCGCTCATTGGATAATTTAACAAGAATCCCCCGTCCAAATAGCATTTGGAATCTATTAATAGAGGAGCAAATAATAATGGAACGCAACTCGACGCATATACTGCATCAATGACCCGCCAATCCGGATAATCTGTATGGCATATGTCAATGAGTTTGAATGTATTTAATTCGGTAGCAAAAATGTGTATATCGATGTGTGTTAATTCATACAATTCTTTTAAAGTAATATTAATATCTATGTTTTTTGAGAGGAAAAGGGGTTCAAAAATTTCTTCAAATATTTTTATATTTAATATTCCTCTTGATTCGATGGATTGTATAATAGAATACATGGTAAAATTTATAACATTATGCCAGGGTCGTTTAATAATATAATCATCTAATACTGTCCAATCGAAATTTAGGGAGATGAATACGGCCAATAATGAACCGACCGACGTCCCATATATACTTTCTATGTTTTCAATTGACCACATTCCTCGTTTGTTACTCTCTTTCAATACTCCATAATGGGAAAACCCGATAATTCCTCCTCCCGAAATGACGATATGTTTGATGATATCCACCGGTTCTGCTTCAATTTGTATATTGTTATCCATTGTTGGTATAAATACAACTAAATTGTTTATTAGTTTTTATATTGAAAATATTTTTCCATATAATATATAGACATGTCGTGTTTTTTATTTTCAGACGAAGATGATAATTTACAACGAATAAATATTGATGATTTATATGACACAAATCAAAAAAGGGATTTGAAGCAAATCGCGATATTCAATAAAATATTAAATCGTATACATAAACGTATTACCTATACGGGTCGTAGTAAGAAGAATGATAAACATATATGGTTTACTGTTCCAGAATACATTTTCGGCGAACCTGTATATGATAAAGGTGAATGCATCTCTTATTTGGTAGTTAAATTAGAGGAAAACGGATTTTATATTCGGTATATTCATCCAAATACGCTTTTTGTTTCTTGGCAAAATTGGATACCATCCTATGTACGTAATGAGATTAAAAAGAAAACGGGCAATATCATTGACGAGCATGGTAATATTGTTAGTAAAAAAGAGGTAGAAGAAGATGATATAAATGCAAGTTTATATAACAATGAGAAAAACAATGCTACCGGCAAAGACCAAAAACAATATACGCCAATTAATCAATACAAACCCTCTGGCAATTTAGTGTATAAACCAGAATTATTTGAGAGAATAGAGAAAAAAATATCGTAGATCTTGCCATTTTGCCATTTTACAAATTATATCTTTTTTCCTCTAACAAAGATATAATTATTTATGTATTCTAACACGTCCTGATTTGTTTACTCTTCTTTTTGTTTGTCTTCTTTTTGTTTGTCTAGAACGTTTTTGTTTTTTGGTAAACCGTTTTTGTTTTTTGGTGTATCGTTTTGCTTTTTTGGCACCTCCATTTTGTTTTACAAGTGGTGTTGCAACGGGTACATCATTTGCTTGGGTTCCATCATCATTTGATTGGTTTCCATCATTTGGTTGGGTTACATCATTTTGTTGAGCAACTTCTACATCTGGTTTTTCAACTGGTTTTTCAACTGGTTTTTCAACTGGTTTTTCAACTAGTGTTGCAACTTGTATTTCATCTTGTACTACTTCTGCCTCTGCCTCTGCAGGTGCACTTGCTTCAAGTTCGTCGCCTCCCTTTTCTGCAATTTCTCCAGGCACCTGTGCTGCGGAAATATCTTTACCCGTATTCTCTTTGTATTTATCGATTATAAATTCTTTGATTTCGGCTTTCATAGATTCAGTAATAGTACCTATATTTGTTTCATCTACCTTTTCAAATTCATTTATATTATTCTCAGCCAACACCTTATCTAATGCTGATTCAAATATATCTTTGATTTCGGGAGAACCATGTTTCAATATAGAAATAAATCCTTGTTTCGCAATTTCTTTTTCTTGAGTCAATTGTTCAAGATTTGCTTCCATAATCGTATTTATGTATTTGAAAATCATTTCTCTACCTTCTTCACTCATTAAATGAGCACGAAATACTTCCAATATTTTGTCATATATTTCTTGTTTGACTACAGCTGGTTCTTTAGTAACGTCACTGAATTGTTCATTAATTTTATCGACCGTTAATTGTGCACCTTCTTTGTAAAACCCTTTCAATAAATCAACGGTAAATATACCTTTTAACATTGCCAATAAATTATCGTCAATTAATGGACAACAATCTGTATGTTTTGAACCGGTACCGTCACCAGGTCCAAGACCTGATACTGGGCTAGCAAATGATGTATTTGTCGCACTTGCTAATGCATCAACACCCGTTTTTGCAACAGACATTAGTGCAGATGCACCATTTGCAATTTCTGCTGCTTTTGCCGATAGACCGGCTTTACCTTTGACCATTGCGTCGGTTAATGGATTTCCACCAACTTTTACATCTAGTTCTTGAGCTTGCACTTGAGCGTCGGCTTGCACTTGAGCTTCGGCTTGCACTTGAGCTTCTCCTTCTGTTTGACCTTCTCCTTCTGTTTGACCTTCTCCTTCTGTTTCCTGTTTCTTTGTTACGTCTACTTCTACTCCAGTAATGTCCCCCACAATTAGTTTTGATATCTTCGACTGACCAACCGATTTCGTTTTATATAGCAATTCTTCTTTTCCTTGTTCTTTTCCTTCTTCTTTTCCTTGTTCTTTTCCTTCTTCTTTTTTTTCTTCTTCCTTTCCCCCATTGCTCTGTAGCTTTTTTAATTTAGTAACACTCTCCAATATAACCTCTTTTAATACATCGTCCTTCTCTAAATATTTCTTGACCAGCAATAAATTTACATTTTCGCTTTTAAAAATCGTTTGAAAAGGATTCGCCATTTTATCCAAAATCGTTTTAAGAATTAATTGTTTTTGCTCTTTCGTATCTTCAGCATCCAATTGTTTTTTCAAATAATTTTCGACAATTTCAATGATTTCCTTTCGGGGATATTTCTCGATATCTTCTTGATTTTTGTAAATAGTATCACAGAATTTTTCAGCGATTTCGGTTGCAGCCATTTTATAATATTTGTTGGGCAATGCAAATATAATTATTTTTATAATCCGTTTTACTTGTTCCTCCATTCGTTATCTATATTATTCGTATAAATTATTTTACAAAATTGAATAAATACTATTCTTCATTGTAGAATAGTATTTACCTTGTCCAATATGATTGAATGTTCAAAAACAATTACGATAAAAAAACCAAAAAAAAATGTTACGAATAATGTAAATACAAATATGTATTCTGCCGAATATTCATATGAAGTAGAATCGAATAACGTAAATATCCTAAATAATTCAAAAATGAATTCGAAAACAAAAAAAAAGAAGAAAATATTTTCAAATAGTGAAAAATCAAAATTATGGAATATATTTGATTTAGATAAACAATCTTTAGTCGAAGATGATGATAAACATATCGAATGTGTATATGAAAGTGGCACATGTCACTTGTGTAAATCGGTATTAATCATTATGGAAGACGGTTTCCCTACCTGTACAAATGGAGATTGTTCTATCATATACAGAAATACATTAGATTATTCACCCGAATGGCGATTTTATGGGGCGGATGATAAAAACGCGAATGACCCTACACGATGTGGCAATCCCATCAATCCGTTATTAGTAGAATCTTCATATGGTTGTAAGGTCTTGTGCAATACATCATCTTCCTATGAAATGAAGAAAATACGTAAATGGACGGAATGGCAATCGATGCCCCATAAAGAAAAATCCTTATACGATGAATTTCAGTTTATTACGATTATGGCACAAAATGCAGGAATTCCTAAAATATTTATAGATACTGCAATGACCATTCATAAGGATATATCTGAACAGAAGATGTTTAGGGGATTGAATCGGGATGGCATAAAGGCGGCGTCTATCTACATTTCATGTCGATTGAATGGTTGTCCTCGAACCTCCCATGAAATTGCCGAAATATTTAAATTGGATAAAACGAGCGCGACGAATGGATGTTCTATGGCGGTGAATATATTACATAATATTGAACGTAATGTAGAACCTTCACAACAGACCGATTTATGTTCTACTACGCCCAGCTCATTTATAGAACGTTTTTGCAGTAGATTGAATATTAATAATGAATTGACTTTGTTATCTAAATTTATTGCAAAAAAAGTGGAATCACAAAATATTATATTGGACAATACGCCACACTCAATTGCCGCGGGTATTATATATTTTATATCACAAAATTGTAATTTGAATATAAGTAAAAATGATGTGAAACAGATTTGTGGAGTGAGTGAAGTGACTATAAATAAATGTTTTAAAAAATTGGATTTGTTGAAGAATAATCTAATACCAAGTTGTATTTTAGAAAAGTATATCTAGGTGATTTTGTAATCATTTAGGATTTTTTCTATTTTTTTATTGTTTTAATATATATATTAATGGAAAATCCAGAAGAAGTTGTTGTTCCAGAACCAGTTGTTCAAGAGGAATCAGCACCAGTTGTCGAAGAAGAACAAGCACCATTAGAGGAACAAGCACAAGTAGAGGAAGAAGCACCGGTTCAAGAAGAAGCACCGGTTCAAGAAGAAGCACCGGTTCAAGAAGAAGCACAAGTAGAGGAAGAAGCACCGGTTCAAGAAGAAGCACAAGTAGAGGAAGAAGCACCAGTAGAGGAGCAAGCACCGGTTCAAGAAGAAGCACCAGTTGTC